GTAATCCCATGTTTGTGTCAGCAAGCAGTAGTACAATGCAAGTAATCCAAAGATTTCAAACACATTCTTGTCACCACCGCAGTAAATGTAAACGCCTATTGCAACAAAGAACGGTACAACATTTCGTAGAACAGCAGAGATTTTAAACTCACCTGTGTGGTTGATATGAATGTCTTCTTCTTTGACCATGAAGAAAATGTACCCTGCAACAAATGCTAGCGATACTGCCAACAAAGGCCAGATCATTGCCATCCATGCGGCATAGGTTAACCCAAATGCCGCTATGGGCAAGATAACAGTTTTTTCTAGTGGGCTCCACAGGTAGTAATGATGATTGGCAAGGTAATCTACAATACCCATCTTTTCTCTGCTGTGCGCATGATCGCATGTCATGGTATCTAACACACCTGCACTTACGGTAACACGCCCTTCGATGGGCAAAATACCACCAACTGCCGACACTAGTGCAACCAACACGCGATTGCTTTTGACAGTGTCTTGGATGTAGGCAAATGCACTGGCAAACAGATTTTTCTCTTTTGCAATGCCTGCAGTGATCATGATGAATACCAGCATCCACAGGTATTCTAATCCTTTTAACAAGAACACGTTACTTCCCCTTTACATGACGTTCGTATGCTTCTTTGATCTTTGGTCTGTTAAAGACAAAACCAAAGAAATTCAAGTACTTTCGTTTTGTCATCCATAATTCATCTCTTGCAGACTTATCTCGCACAACAAAATCGTATGTTTTTTCGGTCAACGGTATCAGCTGTGCCAGCGGTGTGCCAGCCTTGACTAGATGTTTTCCACTTTTTTCGTTCCAGTACCCTTGTACATTCAACTCCGAACTTATGCCCGGATCCAGTATACCTGTACAACTTTCAAATCTAAAATCATCTGTGTACGGCAACGGTATCATTATAAACTTGACTCCCGGCGGAGCCATCACATGCCAGGGTGTGTTAATTTTTAGTATGCTGGCCACACTCCAAGGGCGTTTGGGTAGAAATTTAGCCACACCATCCGAATGCTGTGACTGTAGAGTTTCTTTGCCCAACAAAGTGCTCAGTGACCCGTCAGGCATGGTAACTCTGAAACCCACGTCATTGCACTCAATTTCAAAGTCGTGCCAGGCAGGAATTATGTAGCCTGTGCCAAACATTTCAAATATACCAGGACATTTGAATATATGCATTTCTCGTTTGTCTTTTTGTTTTATATAATCAGCACGAGCTTGATGTATCCATCCAGGCAACACTTGTCGAGCTGGCACAATAGGGAAGGTTTCGGCTAAACCCGGTACACTGGAGAAAAATTCAATTTTTTTAGTCATATATCATCTGTGGGGTTTGAAAGCGTATGTTGAAAGCAATATTTACTCGTTGATCTTTGCTCATGTTAATTTCTGTTTCATGTGGCATCCATCCTGGCCATACCAGCAGATCTCCATTCTTTGGAGCCCAAGATATTCTTGATATAAAGGGTGCGTATGGGTTGCAAGTTTCTGTTAAATTGCTAGGGTTGTGAAACACCAAGTCTCCAGTGCCATAACCTTGCATGTAATACAAGCCCACAAAGTGATGCAATCCGTGAATATGCAAACTATTTTTGCTCATTGGTTCGTTTACATTTGTCCAGTACTTTACTTCAGGAGCCTGAAAGTGTTTTACTTTGGTAGCAAACGAATGGTCAGTTTCTATGTAATAATCAATTGCTGTGTTTGTTAGATCTCGAAGGCAAGTCAGCAGCCATTCGATGTTTTGATATTTGAATTGACTGCGCCAGCAACCTTCGTTGCTGAATGCCATCTCATCCTGATCGGCTGTGCGGTGTGCTAGAGCTTCATCCAGCAGAGTTTGCCTTTGCTCATTGGTGCCCACAGAGGCAGTAAACAAGTCGGCTGCAATTATAGGAAACCTAACTACCTTCATTTTTTAACAACCAAAATGTACAGGCCATTCCACCATTGCCCAGGATTCTCTTTTGAGTTAAGCATCATTTTAGAATACACCGGAGTCAATCCAGCTTGTTCAATTCCCTTGTTGGCACCAACCACGGTGTCAGTCCAGTTAGCATCATCAAATATCAGTATAGCATATTCGGCCAAACAATCTTTGTAATGCATCACAGCTTTGGTAACTGTTTCTTCGTCATGTGGCCCATCGTAAAAGAACAAATCTACATTGGCAATTTTATTAGTATCAACTGCCAGCAAGTCTTGATCGTGTATCACAAGATTTGTATGTTGTACATTGGTTTCAAATACTGCTCTACTGTTGATCGGCAAATCAAACAGTCCAGACTCTGGTTGTATATCTGGCTGTGACCAGTTGTCAACACAATCAATTTTGATGTTGGGATTAAGAGCTACTGCACCAGCAGTTGCGCCAAGTGCAGACCCAATTTCTAAATATTGTGTGCAATGCTGTGACAGCGCAAACAACAATTGTTGCACTCGTGCACTGGTCAGCCCTTGTACATTTACATCCACAGGGCAATTTACACTATCAACTAACTCTTTGGTCACTGCCAGTATCAACAGGTGACTTTGTTGTTTGCTTTTTGCTTCGTATAACTTGTCACAAAAGTTACAATCCCAGCAATCAAACTTGCAATTTTTGATCTTGTCGCGCCAGGCGTTTATTGGTTTGTTTACTAGATTGGTTTCATTGATGTATTCGTTGAATGTGTCAAATAGTATGTCTTCGTTGTTGGCATATCTACTGATGATGTCCATGGTTTCAAACAGACGAGACACGCTTTCTCGTCCATGCATTTTGATCACATCAACATACTCGAGCAATTCGTCCCAGTCTTCTCGCCAGGGCGTGAAGTTTGCTGTTTTTAACGGGGTACTAGGATCTTCCTTGTCCCACTTTGGGCAACTAACCCTACTGATTGGATCGTTAAAATATTGTGGCAGTTCACCTTGTCTAGTGTTATTGAACTGAAAGTGTTCATCCATCATGGCACATCCACCAACACATCCTTCGTTGGCCAACAAACTAAGTTTAATGTTGTACTTGGTGGCAACTCGTTTCATCTTGATCAATGTATCTCTGTCACGCATCAAGTCACGCTCTAGGTTAACATAGTGAAATCCTGCTTCGGCCAACTTGGCCACTTCCATTGGAGTGTTTACATTACGCAAAATTGTGTTTTTAATGTTCAACTCTGGAAAAGCTGTTTGTATTTGTTTTGTGGCCAACCAATGAGTATGCGGAATAGTGGCAGATCGTACACCAGCATCGTACAACAGTTTAAAATTGCCAATAAACAAATCTAGGTTATGCTGACTTGGCCGTATCATTGTGTTGTTGAATGTGGCCGAGATAGGAATCCCTGTAAATTCTTGTATTTTTAATGCCATGTCAATGGTGTCACCTGAGTCAGATATAAACACATCGCCCATGGCATCCTGAGTAAACGGTGGCATACGACAAGTAAAATACAAGTCGTATATCCAGGGTTTATGCTTTGTTAAAAATTGTAAGAACTGATCAAACTGAGCTTGATTTAGTTTGGGATTGATAGGAACAGAAAATATAGGTGTCATCTATATATTATACACTGCTCCATCGGTGAAATTCAAGTCTCTTTGCTGATTTGCGGGCATATTGTATCCAAAATTAGTGTGTAACAGCACATTACATTCAGCCAAATTTGCACAATTTTTAATTTTGGTTTCTATTACTTGTTTGTTTGCCAACAATGTAGAGATATTGGTATTATAAGTATCTATTGCGGTCAATACTTTTGACACCATTTCTGCTGTGGTAATAGACCTTGCTGTGGCCAATGCTGTCAACATTGGAGTTGATACAGAGTTGTCAGCAGTGTATGCTTCCGCTTCGGCTCGTTGCTGTGTCCAACTGGTTGTCTCCAGCTGGCTTGTGGCGTATATTTCTTTTAGTCGCTTGTCATATACATCGTCAACAATCTTATACATGGCAATTTTCATAAACTTGGTTGCGTTGTCTTTGTCAGCTTCTGTCAAGTAGTACTTGGCTTTGATTGTTTCATCTTCCATACTTGATAAAAACTGCAATTGTTCTTCGGGCAAGGTATTGGCCTTGACGCTGACATATCCGCTGTAGTTACCGGCAAACTTCCAGGCCAATGCAACATCGGTGTCGGCAATGGCTGTGGCTTTTAAATGAGAAATGTCCACTAGTTCTTTGACCGAGTCGTCAAGGAAACCCAGTACATAATCCAAATAGTGACCAGCTCGTTTTACTATGCCAAGTTGCTGGTCTGATACAGTTTTAAACAGTAGGTACATCTTCTTTTCCTTTGGTTTCCAGGTACAACTGAGATGACAGTTTTGTTGTGGGTGCATCTACTCCAAGTTGTTGGATACTGTCGTTGACATAACTCAGTATGTTATTTGTGCGTATTTCGTTTCGCACAAAATAGTCACATGCCAACTCCATTACTTCAATCTGTTGTGCAGGTTCTAGCATGCCAACTGCTTCCATGTTGCCTACACCAGCACGACCATATGCTATCATGTCCAGTGCTGTTTGTTTTGCCAAGCGCAGTGTCCAGTATTCTTTTTCTAACTTTTCAGTTTCTGTAGAGTTGGTCATTATATCCATGATACGACGACCGTCCTCAAGATAACCCTCGGAACTGTTGTTAAATTCGTCAATGAGTTTAAGATAGATATCACGCTCATCGTAGGCATCTTTTAATCTAGCCTGGCTTTTTCGTTGCATTCGTTGCAATTTTATCACTTCAAGCTGATGTAGTTTTTTCTGTGCCGGACTGAGTGTTCGTTCCATTTCTTCAGTGTGTATTTCTATTTCAAACACAATCTTTTGTGATTCGTACTCCATGCTTTCCACAGCACTTTCTCTGGTGTTCAATTCCAACAGATACTGTTTCAGTTTAGCGTAGGGAGTTATCTGTGCATTACCGATGAAGTTTTTGACTTTAAATTCAGGTATTGTCCAGTGTTGCGATATTGCCGTGACAATAAGTTCTTTGTGGTCGTCGGTTAAAAAACTAACATTAGTTGATAAATCGCTTACTTTGTATTGAGTCACTGCTTGTTCCATATGATTATTTTTATCCTTTCCATACACAGTGCCCGGAACTTCCGCCTGGCACCCCAGTTCTAATAGAACCGGCTCCTAATTCAAATCCTGATTCGGTTATGTAACTGAATCTCCAACCTCGGTTATTTTGACCGGCAGCTGTGTAACATCCCATCATGTATTGGTGATCTTGCCCCATATCAAAATTTTCTTCACCTGAATCGGTTACCGGTTTTGCAGTAGTCCCAGAATTGGTTTCAGTGGTCAAATTCCAACGTCGCAGACTATTTCCGCCGTTGTAGGCGCCTTCGTTACCACAGTATCCTTTGCCTAGTTTACTGTTGATTCCTTTTTGTTGACTGCCACTTCCGTTTACTGTTCCGGTTGTGTTGACTGTCATAGTAGATCCTGTTACAAAACTATACTTATGCGTGCCTTCTCCCCACGAAAAACCTTTTAGTTCGTCACTGATAGTAGCGACTCCGGCTTGCATACTGTCACCGGTCAAAGATGTCAATCCTGATGATGCCATGGTTTCTGTGGTCATGTTAAAGAAATCAACTCCACTGGCGCCGCCGCCCACAATCCATGCATACAAATGTTCTTTAAAAAATGTACCACAATCGTTGCGCCCAACAGTCATATTCCAATTTGAATTTAGTCCAGCATTGGTTTCGGTTGCCAAGTAAAATGCCGCAGTAGTAACACTTGTGCCCGGCCAACTGTTATCTGCACTCCATAAAAACCCTTTGCTAAGATTGTTAACACCTGATGTGTATGCTCCTGCGTTGGTCAGTAGATCGCCCAAATTGGTCATTACATCAGTGGCATGCACCATGCGGTTGACATTTTTCCAAGGACTACTGCTTTGGTATCCGCCCATCACATAACCAGTTGTGATGATCTGTCTGTACAAAAAAGAGCCGCCGGATGCTGTACTGATTACATCTTTCCAGATGCCGCTATCATGTATTTCCATAACACCTGTATCGGTGTTGTAGATTATTTGACCAACTGTTGGACTTGCTGGTCGTGTTGCTGTGGTAAAGGTCGGCACCCTTACTCCATTTTCGTCTGCAATTACTGACGAATTTATATAAAATCCCATTATGATCCTTTCCAGACACATTGACCAGAGCTTCCGCCTGGCACACCAGTTCTCAGTGATCCAGCTCCTAGTTCAGCTCCGGACTCGGTTGAGTAACTAAATTTCCAACCTCGATTGTTTTGTACATCGGTATAGCATCCCATCATGTACTGATGGGCTTGCCCCATATCAAAATTCTCTTCTCCTGAATTACCAATTGGCTTTGCCACAGTTCCTAGACTGGTGTCAGTGACAAAACTTATTCTGCGCAAGTTATATCCACCGTTGTATGTGCCTTCGTTGCCAATGTATCCTTTTTGCAATTTACTACTTATTCCTTTTTGCTGGGGGTGTATCAATAAATTACCCGAAGTGTATGTGCCAGCCAGGCTCACAGTACCGTCACTGCTGGGATTCGTTCTGACTTTTAACACCATTGGCGAAAGCACTGCTGTGGTTGTGGTGCTAAACATCAGCTTGACTGCCAGCGACGATCCATACGCATATCCATGTGTGTCAGTTGATATTGCATCTCCAAAGCCAGTTCCACTTGCACCAAAGTATGATGCAGTGATTAGGCCTTGCATGGTTTCAGTGGTTAAATTAAATTGATCAATATCAGCTGTACCACCTGCAATGTATGCATACTGTGTTTCTTTAAAAATGGTAGCAATATCATCATGGGCTTGCCAGGTATTCCAAGCAGAGTTTAGCCCAGCGTTGGTTTCTGTGGCAAGATTAAACGCACTGGTTGTTGTACCGGCTGCCATTGAGTCAGTGGTACTCCACAAAAAGCCCTTGGTCAAATTGTTGACTCCCGAAGTATAAGTTCCGGCATAGGTCAACAAGTCGCCTAGGTTGGTCATTACATCAGTGGCATGCACCATGCGATTGACATTTTTCCATGGACTGTTATCTTTGTATCCGCCCATTACATAACCGGTTGTGATGACCATTCTGGTTAAAAATGTTCCGTGACGAATGTCTGCGGCATCTTTCCATACACCAGCATCGTATATTTCCATACGATGGTTATCGGTGTTGTATATAACTTGTCCTTGTGTTGGATTAGACGGCAATGATGCAGTGGCTTTTGATGAGACAAACATTCCTGTATTGTCAAGTGACACTATGTTTCCAGTTAGAAATGCCATTATTTACTTTCTAGATGCTTCTTTAACTGGTCGACTTCTGCAGTCAATTTCTTAACTGCTTCAATCAGCAACGGAATCAGTCGTTCATATTGAACTGTTAGGTAATTTTGATCAATTGGACTTGGTGCAACTGCTTCGGGCATTATTGTTTGAACCGACTGAGCACTAACGCCAACTTGTCTGTGTCCAGGCGACATGCCCAACGATATAGCCAACTCATTTGGTTCATAGTAGAATGTTTCAATTTGACCAACTTTATCTGTTGGGTGTTCTATTGTTCCTAATATTGTTTTGAGTCTAACGTCAGAATAAGAAGAAAATACATTACCAGTAAAATATCCGTTTCCAGCACTGACATTGCCTTTTACACTAATACCTGTAGTGGTTGCTACTACAACATTTGAAATGCTGCCAACTGATGTAGACACATTACCGTCAAGAGTAACAACAACATTACTGTTTCCATTACTAATACTACTACTACTGCCTCCGCTACCACCACCGGTGCTTATGACAGATCCGTTGCCAGACCAATATAGTCCGCTGGTATAAACGGCGCCAGCATACACGTTGCCAGCAATTCCTGCACCGCCTGCGACTTGTAATGCACCTGTTACTGTACTTGTGCTTGCGGTTGCATTGGTAGTAACAATTGTTGCACTGGTTGTGTTCAAAAATGTGCCTTGACTACCTGTGTATCCTGTTGTGCCTGCGCCACCAGCTGTGCCTTGACTACCTGTGTATCCTGTTGCGCCCGGTGCTCCTGTTCCGCCAGTTCCGCCAGTTAGTGCCGCGCCATTGGCGTAAAAGTAGCTAGTGGCATAGATTTTATTCACAGTCAAGTTGCCTGTGATATTCAAATCACCAGATTGGTTACTGGTGTTGGCCACAGTGCTCAAGAAACTAATTGTATTGGTACTTAGGTTAACATTACCTGCTGGTGTAGCAAATACCAACTCTCCAGTGGGCGCCGTGGTAATAGTTGTGCCACCTAGGTCGATGGTGTTGGCAGCCAAGTACAGGGTACCAAAACGTCGAGTGTTACTGCCGATGTTTACTGTGTTGTTTGAAGTGGGTAAAATGTCGCCAGTGACATACGTTGTTCCACCTATGTTTATGTTACCTACAATGCCAACACCACCAGCTACCTTCAATGCACCAGTTGTGGTACTGGTACTGTTGGTATTGCTGGTAATGTTGACAGTTAATGTAGTTAGCGAAGTACCAAGTCTATACCAAGCTGAATCTGTGCTACTATAGGTATAGGCAATACCATTTACGGTTGCTTGTTGTTCATTAACGGGTGAAGTTGGAAATGCCATAATTGTCTTTTATTTAAAATGTTATTGAACCACTTGTGGTCCATTTATATATTCTGTATCCACCTGCAGAGGTTACGGTTGGGCTTCCTGTTGCACTAGTAGCGGCTGCATATGAGTCCGGGTATCGAATGATTACAACTCCAGAGCCACCGTTACCACCCTCGCCAGTACCTGATCTTTCTGTACCACCGCCACCGCCACCTGTATTTGCCGTTCCAGATTCTGCGTTAACACGGCCTGTACTAGCCATTTGGCCGCCACCTCCCCCGCCGTATCCAGATATAGCATCACCAGGTGTTGCACCATACGATCCGCCGCCACCGCCACCGGCATAACCGGTACTAGTTCCGCTTATACTACTAAGTATACCTATGCCACCATTTCCACTAGCAAGACCAGTTGCCCCAACACCGCCTGCACCACCACCTCCACCTGCCCTTGCTACACCAGGAGCGATAACGTTATTCGCAGCTCCGTTTCCGCCATCATAACCTTGTCTCGGTGGGCCAGCTACACCAGTACCGCCAAAATAGGTAGCGCCGGTACCTCCAGCAGCGGCACCACCACCCGAGCCACCTGGGCCACCGTTGCCAGTTGCACTACTGCTTCCACCATAGCCACCACCGGATGTAGTAATATTACCAAATACCGAGTTACCCCCGACACTGCCAATTGATAGCTGTGGCCCAGCTGTTCCGCCTGCACCAATAGTTACGGTAATTGGAGTCCCCAACGATACTGCATATCCTGCGGCAGTTAACACACCACCACCACCGCCAGCACCAGATTGATACATGCCAGCGCCGCCGCCGCCACCTGCAACTACTAGGTATTCTACAGTGGATACTGTAGGTGTAACAGATGTTGTTGATGAAGTTCCAATAACCGGGCCAGTTATATCAAGCCAATAGCTGGTTCCAATGCCAACATCAGTGTATCTCAGTAGCACATCACGTGTGGTATTGTACCAAATATCTCCCACTGTGGGGCTGGCAGGCGCTGTGGCACTTGTGGTATTTGTTGCATTTGTGCCGCGGCTACCAGTATAACCTGCCGATCCGGCACTGCCTGCACTTCCTGTGTATCCTGCTTGGTTGACAATATTGATTGAGCCAATCATTCCAGCATGAACCACACACTGATACACAATGGTCGACGGAGCATCAAATGGTACTCGGTATACCACCGTGGTTGGAGTAGTTCCATTACCATACACACCCGAAGTAGGATTATTTCCTGTAGTACCAGGTACTGCGGTAGTTGATCCACTGCTTAATCGCAATGCCAGGGGATGACTGCTTGTGATATTGGTCAAATTAAAATAATATGTTTGTCCTCTAACCAGGGTCAAGTCCGGATATGTAGTGTCAGCAAACCCGTCTACAGAGTAATTAAATCCCACATTTTGGAACACAAGTTCTGCACCACCGGCACTTCCGGTATATCCAGCCACAGTACTTGCACTACCTGTGTATCCTGTTGATCCTGTGTAGCCTGTACTACCCGCAGTACCAGCTGAACCTGTATAGCCTGCGCCAGCTGAACCAGTATAGCCTGTTGATCCAGCTGATCCGGAACTACCTGCACTACCAGTATAACCTGCGCCGGCCGATCCAGTATATCCAACCGATCCTGCACTCGAAATAGCGGCACCGTTGGCATAGAAGAAGTTGCTGGCATATACGTTACCCACGATGCCAACACCACCGGCCACCTTTAACGCACCGGTTGTTGTACTTGTACTAGAGGTATTAGATGTAACATTGGCTGTATCTGTTGTGACAACATTGGCTGATGATTGCCCGTTTCTATACCACAATTCGTTGGTTAAATCGTAGGTGTACGAAACATTATTAACTATTACAACTTGTCCATCAACGGGTAAACTTGGAAATGCCATATTCTTCTTCTAATTAAAATGTTATTGAACCACTTGAGGTCCACTGATATATTCTATATCCGCCTGTGACGATCACTGTTGGGTTGCCGGTGGTAGCAGATGCAGGAGCATTACCATCTGAGTAGCTTACAACCACAACTCCAGAACCTCCAGCGCCCTTTTCGGCATTGTTGTTACCGTTACCACCACCACCGCCACCTCCGGTGTTGGCCAATGCATTATATCCGCCCGGAACCCAAGATCCACCCGATTTGCCGCCACCGCCTTTACCGCCCAATACTTCTGAACCGTTATTGCCTTCACCAGCGCCACCACCTGCTAGATAGTAACTGCTTGTACCACTATCATATTGTCCAGCGGTAGACCCTGTTATAGGATTAACTGCACCTATACCTCCTACACCGCCTGGGCCTTGTTCTAGTACAGCATTACCACCAACAGCACCTGCACCCCCACCGCCCCCGGAAGCGGCACTGCCATTATAGTTTTGATAAGGTACACCGCTTCCACCATTAAATCCTTGACCTGCAGGAGTAGCAGTTCCACCCAGTCTACCTGGACCACTTGCTCCTCTGCCACCACCACCACCTGATGCTCCGGCACCACCTGCAGTATTATAATTTCCGCCACCACCGCCTCCGGCTGCAGTTATGCTAGCAAATACAGATGGTACTCCTACTTGTGTTCCTTGCACACCGCCAGCGTTTTGATCAGTTGATGCCGCTCCGCCAGCACCAACGGTTATGGTATAAGCAGTACTCGGACTAACTGATAAAGTACCTGTCCTAAAGCCACCGGCGCCACCGCCACCGCCATATATTCCGCCACCACCACCACCACCAACCACTAGATATTGTACCGACGAGGCAGCTGTGATAAACGACGCCACCGTGGTCTGTGTTGCTGAACTTTGTCCAAATGTATATATGGGTCCGGTTGTGTCAATCCAGTATGTGCCAACTCCAACATTGGCTCTAATGAACAGGGCATCTCTGGCGGTGTTATACCACATGTCTCCAATGGCTGGTGACGTGGGTTTTGTTGCTCCGGTGGTCATTCTGACAGCACCAGCACTTCCGCTGTAACCAATGTTACCTGCGGTTCCTGCTGATCCAGTGTATCCTGCCACAGTGCTTGCACTACCTGTGTAACCTGTGCCGGTACTACCAGTATAGCCCGCGCTTCCTGCAGTTCCTGTACTGCCAGTGTATCCCGCAATTCCGGACGATCCAGTTGATCCTACACCGCCAGCACTGCCCGTATAACCAGCCACGGTACTTGCACTACCTGTGTATCCCGCGGCACCTGCAGTTCCAGCACTACCTGTGTAGCCCACAGCGGCATAAGCACCAGCTGGTCCTTTGATATTACCAACCAATACCCAGCCCAGGCCTGGATCTGTTGCCTGTGCCATGGTAAATGAACCACTTGTGGTCCACTTGTAAATTCTGTATCCGCCTGTGACTGTTACTGCGGGACTGCCAGTTGTTGCACTTGCTGCCGGGTGGGTATCCACATAGCGAACAATTACAACTCCCGATCCTCCAGCACCCGACGGGTATGAGGCCGACGGATTCCATCCACCTTGGGCTCCACCACCACCACCAGTATTAGCAGTTCCATTTACACCTGCTCCCCATGGTCCACCGCTATTACCCCAACCACCATCACCACCGCCACCAGATCCTCCAATGCCTCGGTTAGCTTGTCCATTTGAGCCACCACCACCACCACCAGCGTAAGTTGTTGATGTTCCGCTAATTGTAGAGGTGTTACCCGAACCACCATCGCCTGCTTTAAATCCAGAACCTGCCGTGCCAACAGCCCCGGCTCCTCCTCCGCCACCACCACTTACAACAGCACCATTGCCACCTGCGGTGCCTTGCCCAGCAGTACCAGCACCCCCTGAACCTGCGGGCAAACTATCAACACCACCGCCACCACCACCAGAACCGCCAGAATTTCCATTTAGTGCTGTACCACCTGCATCGGGCGGTACGCCTTTACCACCAGCACCACCACCAATGGCCGTGATGTTACCAAATACAGAATTGCCACCATTGTTACCAACAATTCCTGTTGTCACTGCCGCACCACCGGCGCCAACTGTTACTGTGATTGCAGAATTTGAAGTAACTGCAAATCCTGTAGCAGTTCTATAACCACCTGCGCCACCACCACCAGCAATATTTAAACCGCCACCACCGCCACCACCGGCAACCACTAGATATTCCACTGCGGGTGTTGCTCCTGCAATTGAGCCACCTTTCCACACATATAGGTCACCATTGTCTGTGGTATATGCATCATTTATAGCACCGGTATAACTTTTATCGGCGTATCCTGGTATTGAAGTATATACGCTCACAGTACCCACTATATTGGTCACGGCTGCTGTGGTTGTTGTGGTAGTGATACCAGCCGATCCTGTATATCCCGCATTGCCCGAGGTGCCGGCACTACCAGTGTATCCTGCGCCCGATGACCCTGTATAACCTGCGCCGGCACTTCCTGTGTAACCAGCTGATCCTGTGCTGCCAGCACTACCAGCACTGCCTGTATAACCAGCCACAGTACTTGCACTGCCTGTGTAGCCTGCAATGCCAGTTGATCCTGCACTTCCTGTGTATCCTGTGCCACCAGCGGTGCCTGCTGATCCGGTATATCCCACAGCACCTGCTCCCGAAACAGCTGATCCATTGGCATAAAAGAAGTTACTGGCATACACATTGCCCACAATACCTGCACCACCAGCTACTCGTAATGCACCAGTTACGGTACTTGTACTAGCAGTATTGGCCACAATATTGGCTGTATCTGTTGTGATTGTATTGGCTGTTGTGGGTGCCGATCTTGTCCAAGCCGTAATTGCACTTTCATAAACATAGGCAATGTTGTTGACTACTACAACTTGTCCGTTATTGGGTAAACTTGGAAATGCCATATTATTATTCTTTTATTTAAATTGGTATTCTGCGAACTGCTCGAACTTTGTAAGCAACAGTCTTATTATTTGATGAACCGTGATTTCCGCCATACCAAGACATTAGTGTTGCCATTGTGGCAGTATTCTCGGTAGACATGTGATAAAAACCGCTAAGTGCCTCACTGTTTCCTGATTGAAATGCTGTTGCTATAGTTTGTGGTGGGTTTCCAGTGGTGTAAGTAGTGCTAATAGGTTCCGGGGACACTGCATATTGATTTGATCCTGCATCCACATCGCCATTTTCTGTTCCGGCCTTCAAGTACCAATATAAAGTTATCATTTCATTTTTTGCTGGCATATACCAATCAGTGTAACCACCAATTGATAAGTTCTTACAGAAATATGCAGCCGGATGACTTGCATCGTTCATATTATTAGTGTTGGTTGGTCCGTCAATCAGCGACGATGTTCCAGCAGTACTAGTGTTAGATATTTTCCATGCCAAGTTTGATTCTCCAGTTGCTTTAGGTGCAACAATTAAATAGTGAGTTGCCACACCATTTCCTGTGGTGCTAATTTTTCCAGCATAGTAACCGCCGCCATAAGATTGCCCAATAACCGAAGGAGGAACAACTCCCGATGCAGTAATTGCTGCCTGTGTCGTTGCACTGACTCCAAAATTATTTACTGGGCCACTTACATCAATCCAATAAGAAGCAGTACCATCGTTTAAGTATCTATACAATACGTCATTTGCTGTGCGATACCACATGTCTCCAAGGCTGGGGCTAGCGGGCGCAGTATTGCCGGCGGTAAATGCAGTTGTTCCTCGGCTACCTGTATAACCAGCTGTGCCTGCTGTACCCGTGCTACCTGTGTATCCAACTACGCCTTGGCTTCCTGTATACCCTGTTGTACCAGCAGACCCAGCAGATCCAGAACTGCCTGTATATCCAACATTACCTGTGGTACCCGCACTGCCTGCTGATCCTGTGTAACCAGTTGATCCTGCACTGCCTGCCGAGCCAGAACTTCCAGTATATCCAACGGCACCGCTAGCGCCAGTAATACCCTGCGAACCGCTTAAATCCGTTACATAGCTATAAGCTGTACCCGACCACAAGTACAGTCTTGAATTTTCTGAGTTGTTGGCATTGCCAGTTTCAATAATGGCAAATTGTCCGGCTGTGATGCCGGTTGGTGCAGTGTCTGCTGTCAGGGCCGCTACACTTGCGTATGTTTTGGCTATAGTAAAACCGATGCCCGAATCACCGCGGCTACCTGTGTAGCCTGCCGAGCCAGCACCGCCCGTAAATGCGGCACCATTGGTGTAAAAGTAAGCATCAGCTGTAACTGATGTGGCAGCCAGATTGGATGAGAAAGAGACATTTCCAGTGGTAGTAGTAGTATTAGCTACAGTACTCAAAAAGCTCACGGTATTTGCAGTAATTGAAACATTGCCCGAACCGGTGTTGAACGTTAAAGAACCTGTATTTGATGTTGTAATCTGTGCACCACCTATGTCAATGGTGTTGCCCGACAGGTACAATGAGCCAAATCTCAATGTGGGTGTACCCAAGTTTACTGCATTATTGGATGTGGGTACAATATTGCCGGAAACACTGGTTGTTCCAGTAAGCGCAAGATTGCTAACAGAGATATTAGCACTCAGTCCGGACGATTTTATTCTTGTTTCTGCCATTTGCTCGTTCTTTTGTATGTTTCGATCAACGAAATTTTATCTATATCAGATATTTATCCTAGATAAACAATTTGAAAACCAGAGCTGAACTTAGCCCATGTACCAGAGTTGTGACGTTGTTGTGGAACTGGTGCCAGAACCTGAACCAGAGTTATTGCCTGCAGTGATCGGAACACCGTCTGAGACTGCGTAAGTGGTTGCCACTGTGGCTGCCAGCTTGGTTAAATCATTG